TGAAGGTAAGACTGATAAACCATCTACACGAAATAATGTTTGGGGTATTCAAGCAGTTAAGAAAGACGGATTTGTGTTCAACGAGTGGGTTGAGAAAGTTCGTAAGTTAGATGCATCTGAAATGATTGCTGAAGCCAGACGAGTAGAGAAAGCATATGTTTGTGCAACTACCTATGCCAATGGTGTTATGTCTGGTATTGCTGGTTGGTTCGATCGTTATCCTCGCATTCCTTATGGTCGTGCAACATCTTACACTGCTCGTGAACCAGCAAAGTTTGCCATGGCATATCCATTCCTTCAGCAACTTGCACAAGGTTTCAAAGACTTGTTGCCATGGAGATATAATAATCAAATGGAAGCAGCAAAGAAACTAGATCCTGCTTTCTTAGTTCCTGGAACTCCATTTACTACTGTCACTGTTAATAAATCTTTCAGAACTGCTTGTCACTTTGACGCTGGTGATTTCACTGATGGTTTATCTAATCTATTGACATTGAGTAATAATGGTAACTACAAAGGATGCTATCTTGTAGCACCAGAGTATCGTGTTGCTGTCAATCCAAGACCTGGAGATTTGCTACTCATTAACAATCATGAAGTTATGCATGGCAATACTCAGATTGAATTGCTTGATGAAGAAGCAGAGCGAATCTCATTGGTTGTTTACTTCCGTGAGAAGATGCTTGAGTTGGGTTCTAAACAATACGAAGATTGTCGGTATGATTTTGTTGAACAACGAAGACTTAACAAAGAACACCCAGACCAAAAATATGAAGATGGTTCTCAACGACATCTTTGGAATGGTGTCAGTTCTGCAATGTGGGAGTCTGATGAGTGGTATGAATACCTCGAGTCAAAACTTGGAAATTATACACTAATGAAGTATCACCCAGAATCACAAAAGGCAAATTCACTTGAAGGATTCTTCTAATGTGCTCAGTGATTGGAGCAATCCTGCATAGTCCAACCCTGCAGGATTTTGATATGTTACATCGTGTGTTCCTTGAGTCTAAGATTCGAGGAATGCATGCTACTGGTTTGTCTTATGTTAAAGCCAACTCTATTGTCACACAAAAGCTACCAGTCTCTGCAGATAAGTTTCCATTTGATTTTGAATCGTATCTAAACGAAGACGGCAACTTGTACTTAATTGGACATTGTCGTTATTCAACATCAGATTTAGAATTTAATCAACCAATTGCCAATGAGAATCTTTCGGTAGTTCATAATGGTGTTATCACTCAAGAGTTACCTGAGAAGTGGAAAGAACTCTATGGTTATGACTGTGAAACTAAAAATGATACTGAATTGATTTTACACACAGCAGAAGATTGCATCAGTCCATTGGTTCGTTGGAAAGATTCCAGTCTTGCAGTAATTGAGTTGCATACTGATAAACGAATTAGATTCTATCGCAATGGTAAGCGTCCATTATACTTGACATCTATCTCAAATGGATGTATAATTACTTCTACTGCTGATGTTCCAAGACGTGCATATGTTCCAGGATTTCCTGTTAATACTTTGATGAATCATTATATTACATTTGATGACCAACTTGCGATGACTATCGAAAAAGAAGTCATTGAAGATGCGGTGGACTTACAATATGAACTTTGTTAATTCAACGAGAGTTGAAGAGTTAATTAAAACAAGCCCTGCTGGTAAGAATACCAAATTCTTATCGGCTGCACATTCATTGTGGTATCGCTTTCATAACTATGACAAAGCACCACCACTTGCGTATGAAGTTAATGGTGAAGTTGTTTGTTTAATCTTTGCTACATTTAATCGAGATGGTTACAGTAATCTTTACGAGATTGTTACACTCGAAGGAAATGAAGGTAAAGGCTACGCATCAAAGTGTTGGGATGCATGGATTGATTATGCAGTTAAGGAAAGAAAGATAACAAGACTAAAGATTTCTTGCACTCCTTCTTCAGTTACATGGCACTATAAGAATGGTTTGATTTGGTGGGCAGTTGATCCAACAGGGTCACTTCGTTCAGACCAACCACTGTTCCCAACAAGAGCAGAACAAATTGCTTATCGTGACTTTGCCATTGTGAATCCGCTTCAAGCATTACCTCCATACAAAGCAAGGGATCAATTTCGTGCTGAAGGTTTAGAAGTATACAAGTGGGGAGAGAAGAAGAAAGCAAAGAGCCAAGCAGCAATTAATGCAGTTGGCAAAGCATGGTTACGTGAAGCATTGATGGAGCAACCATCGCTAGAAGAGTTTTTGTTATAATGGATTATAGACTAGAAGAAAATCGTAGAGAAGCGTTCATTCGCTGGTATGCATGGTCATTAAAATATGATGATTGTGATCCAGCAGTATGGGCAACGAACTATCTCAACAAACGATATGAACATAACGATGAACAGAAGTTATGGTTGTGCTGGTTATATGGTAACACATACTATCTTCCAACTGCTTGGATTCTAATGAATGAGTTTCCTGACTTTGAGTTAGCAACAGTTGATCGTATTACTCAATGGAACACTGCCAACTATAAACGATTAAGATATCAGACTGATACAAAGTGGAACAAGGGACATCTCCCTGCGATGTTTGCTTCCTATCAGCAATTCATTGGCGATAAGACACAACGAGAAAAACTGGAAGAATACTATGGACACACTGAGGAGGAGAACTTTAATAATCTCTGGACAGGCATTAAGTCTGGGCTGCATAAGTTTGGTCGTTATTCCACTTGGTTTTATCTTCAGCATCTTAAGCATACTGCTGGTGTCTATATCACTCCTACTAGCCTCATGCTTGATGATTATGATGGCTCTCGCTCTCATCGTAATGGATTACTTCTCGCCATTGGGAAGGATAACGATATGGATAGAAAACTCACTGGAGTCGATTATTCAAATTTGGAAGCACAAGCGAGAGAAATTCTCAGTGAAACGAAACAAAGATTCCCAGAACTGAATTCGCAAATAGATTACTTTACCATGGAAACCTGCCTGTGTTCTTTTAAGAAGATCTTCAGAAAGAGTCATGGAAGGTATCTTGGATACTATCTTGATCGACAAGCAGAAGAAATTATGCAGTGCGAGAAAGATGGTTGGTATGGTATTGACTGGAATGTTCTATGGCAGTCAAGAGAAGAAACCATTGACTTGAGACTAGACCATAGACATGGTATTGATAAAGAGAAATTTACATCCTTCCTTAGCACTGGTGGAATGCAGAATATGGATTGGATGTTTGATGATGAAGAACCTATATTAAATGGATTGGAGAGTTTTATATGACAACAGTAATTAGTGCTGATGGATGGAGTCCTGCTGCTTATGGTGGAACGCAAAATATTGCAGTTGGAGCAGGATCCTGCTTCAACACTATTAGCGGTATAACAGGTAATGCAACCTTGATCTTTAATGGATTCGATATGGAAGACTTTCTTGATACTCATTCGTTAAATAAGATTACAGTTGAACATAAGGTAGCAGAGTTTGAGTTAGCCAAACTAAAAGAAACTGTTCCAACCTATGTAGATGAGATTAAAGAAAACTTGTCTAAGAATCTTGCAAGAGATATAATTAAGAAAACTACATTCACTAAGAAACATAATGTAGATAGTGACACTCATCACTTTCTTGGAAGAGTATGGGTGTTTACTGAAGATGAATTAAAGAACTTAATACAAGGAGTGAGAAATGCTTAACGAAAGAGTAGGATTAGCAGACCAGATCTCTATTCAGATCATTCGTGCACAACCAAAGGTGCGCAAACTAATTGCTGTTGGTGGACAACCTGGAACTGGTAAGACCAGTCTATTCCGTAAATTTATGGAGAAGTATCAATGGGAAACAGTTGAACCAAAAAAGATGCTTCCTGCTCTTTATTGTAAAGAACTAGACCTATACATTCTAGGTAAATATGAAGATGGAGAAACTTTTGCTGGTACAGATCGTCTAAGTATGGCTGTTCAACCAGTGGCACAGCAGTTTGTTACTGAAACTTCCTCCAATATTCTATTTGAGGGAGATCGAATCTTCAATCAGTCTTTCTTAGAGTTTGCGATGGGACTTTCTAATACGGATCTTCAAGTAGTTCACCTTAAAGTTCCAGATAATATGTTAAAAGAAAGGTATGCAGAACGAGGGTCTGATCAATCTGCAACTTTCCTAAAAGGTCGTGCGACTAAATATAGTAATCTACTATCAAACTTTGAACTGATGCCTTATATTACCGAGTTTAGTAACACTAACTTAGAGGAGCAGGGAAAGGTACTCGCATTCTTGGAGGATAATCTCAAGATGTAAAATGCCTTTCTGGGATGTGAAATGCCATGCAATTTTGAATTCCTAGAAAACGCTAATTACGATTGGATGGATCTGCTCAACTTCCATGAGCGTCCATTCAGAGCAAAATTTATACCTTCAAAAGTATGGCAAGACCTAGACAACTATTGCAATGATAGTAAGGGTCTTTCAAACTACTTCAAAAAGTGGAGAACTAAGGTCGAGTTCTTTCCACAAAAATCAAAAGCCAAGATGTACAACACCTATGTTGCCATTGGTGGCGAATATTCACCAGATGAAAGACAGTGTTGTATTCAGATATACACAACTGAATTTGATAAGTTTCCATTCACATATGAAACATGGAGCAAGTTTAAGTATCGTATAATGCAGACTCAAATGCATGAGTTGATACACTTTATGCAGTTCGATAGACGAGGAGACGAGTCGTCAAACTACATCGTTCCTTACAAGAAAGTAAAACATGAAAAGAAGAACATTGAGAGAAGATATCTCTCTGAGTTCGATGAAATTCAGGCATATGCCCACTGTGTGTTAC